AGCACTGTTACACGCATTGATAGTTTGCTGTGCTGCTTGTGAATTTGCCAATGCATTTGCACTTGCTACAGTCCAGTTAGCAACTTGGTTGGCTGCATCTGTTACTGCATTAGCACAATCATTAACTACGTTCTCTGCTTGCTTGGTTGCTTTCTTTGCATCATTGTATGCATCGTTAGCAACTTTTGCTGATTGGTTTGCAACTTTAAGTGCATCATCTGCTACTTTAATTGCATCTTCTTGTGCTTTGTCGATGTTATCAGTAATATAATCACAGGCTTCTTCCATAGTTTTACCTGCATTCATCATTGCGTTTGCAGTATCAATCAACGGACCAATGTCTACATCTACATTTACATCAACATCTAAACCAACTAATAGTGCCGCTTCACCGTCAATGCCAAACGAGATTGTGTCGTCTTCGTATGTTGCATGTGCTGAACCTTGTGCTCCAACTTGTGCGCCGATACTTGCTCCTGCACTGCCACTTACTTCAGCGCCACCTAAGTGTGCTGATCCGCTTGCATCTGCACCAACGCCTGCTCCTGCAATTGCTCCTGCACCTACATCAACACCGTGTTCACCTACACTTGCGTGAGCGCCTGCTTCTGCATATGCTTCTGCGTGTACGTTTGCTTCACCTTCTGCGCCAGCATCAACTTTAACATCACCTAGAGGAGTTTCAAGTCCGATACTTGCATCTGCTTCGCCGCTTGCACCTGCTTCTGCTCTTGCACTTGCGCCTACGTTTGCTGCTGCTGTTGCATCACTGCCGTCCCAACCTGCACTACCTTCTGCGTGTGCTTCTGCTTCTGCACTTGCGTGTGCTTCTGCTGAGCCACTTGCGTCTGCTACTGCATCTACGCCTGGTACAATTTCTTGTTTTGCATGTGCTTCACCGCTTGCTTCTGCGCCTGCTTCTACTTTTGCATGAACTTCTGCGCCTGCTGCAACACTTGTATCAGTTACTTCATATCCTGCACTTGCACCTGCTTCATATCCTGCACTTGCACCTGCACTACCACTAGCACCTACGTTTTCGTTTCCTACTGATCCTGAAGTTTGAACTGCAACTTCGTCTATTACTTCAATGTTGTACTGAGGTTGTGATACCTGTTGTACCATATCTGCTGATTTTTGTACTTCAGCTTGTGCTGCGTTATAATTGTCTTCTGCTTCTTTTTCTGCTGCATGGGCTGCATCTAAATCAGCTTGTGCTTTTGCTGCATCTGCTTCTGCTTGTGCTTGTTTTTGTTTTGCTGCTTCTGCTTCTTTGTCTGCGTTTGCTTTAGCAGCATCTGCATTTTGTTTGTCAATTTCGGCTTGATGCTTTTCGTTTGACTTTGAATTCTTTTCTTGTTGCTGACGTTGTTTTTCGGCTTCAGCATTTGCCTTATCTTGTTCATGGCTCATTTAATCAATCTCCTTTGAGTTTAAGTTGGGTTTCTAGTTCTACTATTTTTAGTTCTAGTAGGCGTACTCGTTCTGCGGTATGTCGAACTTCGGGTGACGGCTCAAAGTCACGCATCCATTCTTGTGCCTGTTTGCCACGTTCTTCAATACGTGCTTGATTCATTTCTAACAGTGTAAGTCGTTCGATTATACCAAAGTATGCCCAAACGCCAATTGCGGTAGCTGCTACTAGTCCTAATAAATTTTTCAAAGGAACTGTGAATTCGCTATCTTCACCTATTTTTGTTGCCATACTATTCTCCTACATTGTAATTATAAAAAAAGGACCCTTGCGGATCCTTCTTTTGGTTATTAGTATTAGCCTTCCATTAGTTTGACTGCTTCGTCGTAGTCTTCTTGGCTTACAACACCTTCACGAAGTAGTTTCATTCTGTTTGCCATATGCTTTGTTTGGATTTCTTCTTTTGATCCACCAAAGTATGCTACACAGTGTCCTTCTTCAATCATAATGTCTGTGACTAGTTTGCCATCTGGAGCACGGAAGTCTCCTAGGATACGTCCGAACTTGCCTTTCATATCTTCGCCGTGCTTGTTTTCTGTAGTAATTAGTTTACCACCGTTTTCTAATAGTTCTTTTAATCTATTTTTAGCGGCTGTGCCAAATACCTTTTCTACTTTGTCACTTGTGCGTGATTCTGGTGTATCAATGCCCATGATGCGTACTCGCTCGTCTTTGAGCCATACGCCAAATCCTAAATCGATATCTACGTCAACTGTGTCGCCATCTACACATTTAAGTAGAACTACATCGTATTCGTTTTGTGTTTGCATTTTATTTCCCTCTCTAAATAATGTGCCCATATTATTTAGTCATAAAAAAAGAGCAATGTTTCCACTGCTCTTTTCGATCCTACTCATAATGCTCCGTAGAGTATTGTATAGGATTTAGAAGTTAAATGCAATACCTGCTGTTGGTGTAAAGTCTTCTGTGTCGATGTTGTAGTTAGCACCTGCTGTAAATGTTGCACCATTTACGTCCACTGTGTACTCACCACCTACGTTTTGTAGTGTATCGTTGCTGTCACCGTTTAGGTATGTTGTAATACCACCTACTGTTGCAACACTTTCAAAGCCAAACACTTCTGCGTCCATGTCATATGTCATTGCGCCGCCTAGTGATGCTATGCCAAGATCCATGCCGCCAACGCCTGCACCTAGTACAGTGTTTTCACTATCCAAGTTGTAGTCAGCTGCTGCTGTTACGTCAAGTCCTGCTACGCCTAATGTGTATGCACCTTGTACGTTGCTGATGTCTGTGATGTCTGTGTTCCAGTCAGTAAAGCCTAGTGCTACTGTTGCTGCACCTGTTGTTACTGCTAGTGACTCAGTCATTGCTGGTGCTGCTAGTGTTTGCTCACCTTCTGCACCTGGCATTACACCATTGTCTGTACCAAACGCTACGCCTAATGCGCCAACAGTTGTACCAACTGTCCAGTCTGCTAGTGAGCCGTTTCCTGCTTCGTCAACTTCAAAGTCTAGGTCAACTGCTGCTAAACCTGCTGCATCAATACCAAGATCAATACCCATTGTGCCTGCATAGTCGCCTGCTGCTGTTTCAGCAAAGTCAAGTGCAACTTCACCTGTTAGTACCGTTGTTGGTACTACTGTTGCATCTTCAGATAGTGCTGCTGATGCTGTCATAGCCAAAGCGGCTACTGTTGTAATAAATACATTACGCATTATAAAAACCTTTCTTATTTTTATTGTAGTGTCGTAAAAAAGGGCAAGCTCACAACTTGCCCTTTCATATTATTAATTATACAATTTACTTACTTTTTTCCAACTGTTTAGAGCAGTTTTAGCAACTTCTACAACATTATTGTTACAAGTGTTGCTCGGCTGCAACACTTATTTTTTAGCGTCTTTTTCTGCTTTAGTTAGCTTATTGTTCCACTGATTGTTGCTAATGCCCAACTCACTGGGCATAGGCTTTGTTTTACCTACAGTAACCTCGCCGCCTTTAGCAAGATACTCTGCCTTCATGCGCTCTAGTTCTTCGTCTTTGGGCTTTGCATCGTGATTCATTGACATTGTGGTTATGGTAGTTCCGCTAGTAGTGCTGCAAACTTTTTCTTTGACTTGCCTTTTAGTTTTGCATCTTTGATTGCATCTACACCTTCTTGTGTAAGTTCGCCGACAACTACAATACCAATCATACCCATGCTTGCGTGTGGTGAGCAAACATAAACATACACGCCAGGCGTGTCAAATGACAGTGTTACATCTTTGCTAAGTTTTGATTTCTTTGCTAGTTTTGCTCCGTCTGGACCATCAATGAATTCTACATTGTGACCTTTGTCAGTAGCAATCCATGTAATCGACTGGCCCGGTTCAATAGTTACAATCTCTTGTGAGAAAACCATTTTACGTTTCTTGTCGTCTGGATCTTTGTTCCACATTTCAACTGTGGCATCTTCAGCAAAGGCACTTGTAGCCATTGCCATTAGTAGTCCTAGTGTTGCTAGTAATCTCATCTATTATCCTCCTACATAGATTTCATCTTTAGGTCTATAAAAGTTCTTTTGATGATAAAGCCGACCAAGGAGATCTCTGATCCTCTTTACTTCAGCATCAATTTCTTTTACACTGTCAATTTTGTGTGCTGGTACAATAGTGCTTTCTATGTGTGTGATTCGTTGAGTTGACAAACGGTTTATTTCTTTTTGGAATGCACGTTCAATCAATTCAATATCTTCTACGCTAAGTTCAAATTTTGTATTTGGTTTCATCGAAATAGCTTTCTATATTAGATAAAAAGAAAGCACCCTAAGGTGCTTTCCTGCTATGTTTGGTAACAGGGCCTAACTACCCCGTAGCAGCCCTTAGGCTGCTAGTGCTATATTTGCGTTTGCAATTATAAAGTTTGTTCGCGGTAACGGCGCTTACATCCCGGCAACTCCACTCATCTATTCCGTGCATCGATCCTAGTTCATCCCCATCATAAACACACTATCTGTCTTTGTACTTTACCATAATTGTCCATTCTGGATGTTTGCTTACGAGCTCACTTGCTTCTAACAAACTATCATAGGTGTCTATAATACTTCCAGTCTTTAGATTCATTACATAGTACATTTAGTGTCCTTATGGTGGAGATGCGCGGTACTGCCCCGCGGTCTGCTCCGTAGTCAAATTGCTTCAACGTTACAGTTTATTTATAACACGTTTAGTCAAACATGTCAAGTTCTTTTTCTGCTTTAGTAGATACTTTTTTATTTGGGTCTACAAGTTTGCGTAGCCAGCTATCGGCAATGTATGCACGAGGTGACGGACCTAGCTGTATGCTAAGGTCCTCTGCTTCAATCCACCAATAGTGATCGTGTACAGCACAAAAGCACTGCATACCAAATGCAGTAAACTCTTCACCTTGTTCGAACTTGCCAATGTACTCTGACACATTAACAATGCGTCCTACGTTTTTAGGATTAATACTAAAAACTATGACAGCTTTGTCACCTTCATTTACGTTCATTCTTCTTTTTTCTTTGGTTTACGTCCATAGAAGCCGCCTTTGACCTCTAAGTCTTCTGTTCGTGCAAATGGTTTACATTGCGTAATCTTGCCGCCTTTGGCTAAAAATTCTTCAATTGCTTTTTTTGACTCTTCGTCAGTTTGTCTTGGTGTTGGATTCATAATCCTAGTAGTCCCCATCCGTGGTTTGCGATTGCGTTTAGTATAATAAAAAGGCCAACCAGTACTTCAAATAAAACTATACTAGTTCTAATTAAAGCGACTTTGTCAGCCTTTTTATCTTCGTCAAAGGCTTTACTACCTAAAGCTTTAGCCCAGACTGTCCACATTACATTGCGTTCTTGCGTTCTTGGATCTCTGCACGGCGAGTTTTTGTTAACTTGCCTAGATCACCTAGTGCGCCGCGAGCGCGAGTTGCTGCTGCTTTAACATTCTTTTCTTCCCATGCTGCGTGTTCAACAAGGTACGCTTCAAATGCTGCAACAATCTGTTCATGTTGTGTCTTTTCACTCATACTTTTTCTCCTGTAATATGATTATAAATTTCTTTCCAGTTGGTAACTTTAATCATACCTTCTGGAATATCTTCATGCATGTTAAATCCATGCTCTACCAGTATTGGTTTTAAACCTAAGTCTAATCCGCATACTGCATTAGATAGTTTGTCTTCAATCCAGTACAAACCTGAATCTCGGTACGGTTCCAGTGCTTCATCTTTATCTGCACCTGTATCCAAACAAACTAATTCTTCAAATGCTGTTTCACCAAACAGCTTTTCCAAATTCATTTTTCGAAGCTTGTATGCATTAGGATCTAAACTCATACTTGTAATACAACGGAATACATATCCGTGTTCTTCGTGTAGTCGCTTAACATAAAACATAGCATCACGTAGTGCAGGTAGAAATCCCATTGCTGCACTTTCATTAAACACTTTTACGTGTGCAATTGCTTCTCTCCGAGTAATACTAAAACGTTTAGCAATATCATATTCCCAATTGCCGTTATCAATTTGTGTATATCCACGCTGTTCTAAATAACAACAGAATGCATACTCCCAATTGAGAAGTACTCCATCAGCGTCTGTTAGTATTACTTTTTTGTTATATTTCATATTGCCTCTTTCATGCCTAGTTTTATATTATGCTTTACTATAACATACTAAGAGTAAGTTGTCAACCTATAATGTATAACCGTTTGCTTGTAATACAGGCTTGTATTGTGCAAATTGTCCTGTTCGGCTGCCGTTAGGTCCCCATTGACGTTTTGCACCTATGTCTACATGACAGAAACTATTGTAGCAACCTATGCCGGTAAACCCTGCATCAATTGCCTTTTGTAAGAAGTCAACTCGTCCTTGTACACTTGATGTTCCCCATTGGATATCAACTGCTTTGCGTTGGACATGCATACTATTACGGGCACCACCGACACTGCGGTTATATGCTGGTGAGCGATATGCACTGTTTAGTGTGATAACTCTACCTAAACTTTGTGCTAATGTTTCTAATTTAGTCCATACTTCGGGCAATACTCTTGGGTTTACATGAGACTGAACATTGATCCATTCGGAAGTTGGACGAGGAATATTAGAATCTTCTGTAGCGTCTGCTCCTGTAGCAGCATCGCTGCCTGGTGCGCCAACTGCACCGTCTTGTCCTGTAACAGGGCTTGTACCGCCCGGATTGCCGCCACCATATTGCTCTAATGCTTCGTTAGTATCTGGATCGCCGCCTGCGGCTAGTTCGGCTGCTCTTCCTGATAATATAGCTCTTGCTTCTGCATCATCGATACCAACCGTGTCGTCAAGTCCTAGTGCATCTGCAACGCCGCCGCCTAATGTCGGTCCACCATTTGCAAAAACATCATCTGAACCTATTACTGCGCTATCGCCATCGCTATCTGTATCGCCAACTCTGTGTACTTTAGGCATAATATTTTCCTTACGAGTTTTCTGCTACATAATCTTGTGCAGCTTTAGTTTGAGCAGGAGTAGCATTAGGATTTTGGAAAATACCATATGCCTGATCTAGTGAAGATATAATAGGTGGCGCAGCTTCTCCTGACGTATTTGCTGCTGTTTGATCTTCTGCAGATCTTGGCACAACCTCTCCAGTTGCTGGATCTACTAAATCTGCGTTTGGATTTGATATTTGCGATGCAGTTGATCCTTCTGCTCTCGCAAACGGCCAACGCTTCCTTGGTTTAGATGGATTTGGTATTTGGTCCGGCGGACCACTGGGAGATCCTGCTATTATTTGCCCACTTACTTCATCATCAAACCCTAGTAACTCTCCTTGAGCAAATGGAGTTACAACTGTAGTCGAACCACGAGATCCGTCGTCTGGTCCTGCTGTTCCCTGTGCTTCCCAGTAATAGAATCCTAATTCTCTCATTAATACTCGTTGTGTTGCAGTATCTTGACCAAGTGCTTCAAGTATGCTAGCTCGTTCTGTTGCTAGGTCAGCATTACTATCGCCACTTGGTGCAGCAACGCCGCCACCGTTACCTGATACAGTTCCTGCATCAATTGCCGCCGCTACTGCTGCTGCTGTATTACTTCCTGCTGAACTCATAGCGACTGTAACTACTGCTCTTTGAAAGTCGTTTAATACGTTGTTAGTAGTTATACCTGATTCTGGATCAGATTGTAATGTTTGCAGCAATCTAATATCATCACGTATACCTGTAAGTGCTGTAATAATCCGGTTGTATTCCGGTGTCATATCTATATGCTGATATGGTGTGCTTTCGCCATTTCCTGCCATTATGTGTTATCCCTTGGTGCCATCGTGTCTACTAGATATTGCGGGGCGCTTGCAGTATTAGTAGGACTCGAACCGCCCCAATATCTGTTTGAAAGGATGCCGCTGATTACGCCGGCTTGTTGCCCCTTCCATGCAATATCAACATGCACATTGCCGTTGCTCATATAGCCGTTGCCCATACCTACTGCTGTCGCGCCTGCATTCCTACATTCTTCTACAAACTTTAATAAGATAGCAAGTTGCTCTTGGTTATTAGTGTAGAGCCTTGTACCATCGCCGTCTAATACTCTGCAATCAGCAGCATATCCTTTGTCGTGTCTATTAGATCCTGTTCTATTAACACCGTCGACGCCGCCTTCACTTTTTGGAACTTGTCCGCCACTAGTAATCACAACATCAACACCTGCCGCTGCTCCTGCTGTTCTAAGTATATTCATAAGTTCTGTTTGGATTGGTAAATTGCGTTTTCCAGAATTGGCATATGTAACATTGCCTACGCCAGATCCACTTTTAAGCTCAATTTGGTCTTTAGGCACACTGCCTTCATAGTATGTTGTACCGTCTTCACCTACAATAGCAGTACTTGCGCCGTAACCAGCATTTTGTCTTGTATCTGCTGCACCGCCACTGTATCCGCCAGGATTAGTATTTGTATTTCTTATTGCATTATAGTTTGCTGCACTAGTGTTGCCTAGATTAGTCGGGTTACCAACTTCTGCATTAATCATATCAAGCATACCAGAGTTTTGCATATTTACATATGCTGCGGCTGCTTGTGCTATGTTAGCAGGGTTGTTAGCAACTGTGTCTGCATTTCGTTGATACACACCTTTTGATCTGTCGTCTGCTCTGTCTGTAATAATGCGCAAGTCTGCTTGAATATCTTCAAACAAACTTGCTATTTCTGCTAGACATGCTTGGTGCGCAAGGTCATAATCGATATGTACATGGTCTTCAGGAGGAGAACTATTACTATCTTTAATGTCAACATGATTGACTGTAGTTTGACCTACGCCTTCAACAGTTGATTCTTCAAATATATTTGCGCCAGCAATTGACATTTATACTCCTTATATATTATAGTATAATATATTTATCTGGAGAAGTTATGCCATTTGAATATTACTGGTGCTTGCGATGTATTGATCTGCAATTTCGCCTTCTGTTTTTGCAACACAAGTTACTGTGGTTGCTAGAATATTAAACTTTGCTTCGGGCGAAACACTAAACATAAATGGTGCTAGACCTAAACCTTGCTGTTGCATAATTAGTACCATCGGCTTGTTTAGAACAAATCGTGTTGTAGTTTCTTCGTCTAAACGTCCAACAATTTCTTCGCCTGAACTTAATTTTAGAGACACTGTGTCTCCTTCTTTGTATGGTGTTTCAATTAACATTATAGTGTATGTCCTGTTCCGTTATAACCTGTTTCTTCTAAATAGGTACCAAGTTTATCGTACCCGCCAATTTTTAGTCCGTTAACAACAATTTGTGGGAATGTCCTTGCTTCAGGAAATTCTTCAAGTACTTGTTCACGTTCAAAGTCAACACCCAATTGTTTATATTCATACTGAATTTCACGGGCGTCTAACATTCTTTTTGCTGCTTCACAATGTGGACATTGTGGTTTACCCCAAATAATAATCATAAACTAAATCCTTTGATAGAGTCTGTTGTTACATCCTGTTTGATGCCGCCGATAACATAAGATTCAACTTCTGTTTCTTGCGGTGCAACCTGCAAGCCTGAACTTGACAACCAGTGTGTAGTCCACGGTAGTGGATTAGTGTTTACTGGTGCATCAAAGATAGCATTAAAACCTAGTGCTTTAAGACGACGGTTAGCAATGTATTCTACATACTGATTGAGCAGTTGTGTGTTAAGACCAATCATTGATCCGTCTTTGAACAAATACTCTGCCCAGTCTTTTTCTTCTGCTACACATTCACGCCACAGCTCGTATACTTCTTCTTCGCACTCTTTAGCAACGCTTGCCATCTCTGGATCGTCTTTGCCTTGTGCCCACAACTTCAATACGTGTGTGCTTAATGCCAAGTGCTGTGCTTCATCACGAGCAATAAGACTAATAATCTTAGCCGAGCCTTCCATTAGCTTTAGTTCGCCAAAGCCAAATGTACATGCGAAACTTACATAAAAACGCAAGCCTTCTAGAATGTTTACAGTCATCATTGCAAGATACAGTTTCTTCTTAACATCACGCATTGAGCCTTCACCGCGGTGTGTATAAGCGTCTGCTGCTTCTGTAAATGCATCATAGTGTTTAGTAACACTCTGCGCACGAGCAATAATCTTTTCGTCATCTAGAATAGTGTCAAACACTTCTGACGGGTCAGCATACACATTCTTCATAATATGTGTGTAGCTACGTGAGTGGATTGTTTCAAAGAAGTCCCAAGTAACAATACATCCTTCTAGTTCAGGAAGTGATACATGCGGCAAAAATGCTAGACATGGACCACGTCCTTGGACACTGTCAAGTAGTGTTTGATATTTCAAATTGCTTGTAAAAATATGTTTTTGTTCAGGACGGAAGTTAGCAAAGTCAGCACGATCTTTCTGTAGACTTACTTCCTCTGGGCGCCAAAAGTAACCCAGCATTGTTTGGTTTAGTTTGTCGAACACTGGGAAACGAAACGTGTCGTAACGCTGTGTGTTTTGATCTGCACCAAAGAACATGTTCTGCTTGGTGAAGTCTACTTTGTCTTGATTAAATACGGTCTTTGCCATTATACTTCCTCTGTATGTGTCTTTATATAATACACTGTAATAAGTGTAGTGTCAACCATTTAGATAGCGCACGCCTCGCAAGCTTCTTCATCATTTAGATCAATAGCACTAGGTGCTAATATTGCTTCTGGCTTGTCATCTTCTAGTTCACTTGGATCAGTTTTATAATCGTAAGTGTTTTGATAGTATGATGTCTTCCATCCATACTTGTATGTGTTCAACAAGTCTTGAATCATAACACTCATCGGTACTTCGTTATCTGGGAAGTGCGTTGGGTTATAACTCCAATTGCCACTAATTGCTTGATCGAAGAACTTTTGCATTACTGCTACTGTGTTGATATAACCTTCGTTGCTAGGCATGTCCCACAACAATGTGTAGTGCGCCTTAAGGCTCTGATATTGTGGAACAATCTGCTTAAGAGGCCCTTTCTTGGACTTTTTAACGGACAAGTATCCTCTAGGTGGCTCAATTCCATTTGTTGCGTTCGACACAACGGAACTGCTCTCCGATGGCATTTGTGCGGACAAAGTTGAGTGCCTGAGCCCGTGTTCTTTAATATCGTTGCGTAGTGTGTCCCAATCATAATTCAACTCATTTGCTACAATATTATCAACATCTTTCTTGTAAGTGTCGATTGGCATGATGCCGTCTGAGTATTTAGTACGATCAAAGTACTCACATGCGCCGCGCTCCTGCGCTAAATTGTTGCTGGCTTTAAGCAAGTAGTACTGGAATGCTTCTGTTAAGTCGTGTACTAGTTTCCATGCTTGTGGATCGCTGTACTGTACTTTGTTCTTAGCAAGATAGTGTGCAAGTCCGATATAACCTACACCCAAGCTACGACGAGCCTTTGTGCTAATCTCTGCTGCCTTGATTGGATAACGCTGATAATCAATAATTTCTTCTAGCGCACGTACAGCAAGATCACATAGATCTTCTAGGTCGTCTAGTGATTTAATTACGCCTACGTTAATAGCACTTAGAATACACAAGGCAATTTCGCCTTCTGGATCATCAATATGATTTAGTGGCTTAGTTGGTAGTGTAATTTCTTGGCACAGGTTACTCATGTATACTGTGTCTTTGAATGAGCTGTGCGTGTTAGCATGATCTACGTTCATAATGTAGATGCGTCCGGTCTCTGCACGTTCTTTAACTAATGCTGAGAATAATTCCATTGCTGGTATAGATTTTTTCTTGATACTTGTAGCACGTTCGTACTTTTCGTATAGCTCTTGGAACTTGTCTGCATCACCAAAGTATGCTTCGTACAAGCCAGGTACATCATGTGGGCTAAACAACGTAATATTACCGCCCTGTAGTAGTCTCTCGTACATTGTACGGTTCAACTGTATGCTGTAGTCTAGCTTGCGCACACGGTTGTCTTCTGTGCCTTTGTTGTTCTTTAGCACTAGGATGTCTTCAATCTCTTGATGCCAGAACGGGAAGTGTGTTGTAGCTGATCCGCCACGTACACCATTTTGTGTACAGCAACGCACTGTGCTTTCAAACTTCTTTAGAAACGGGACAATTCCTGTATGTGCTACTTCTCCGCCTCTGATTTTGCTGTTGACGCCTCTGATGCGTCCCGCATTGATGCCGATACCTGCTCGCTGTGCAGTGTATCTACCAATCGCCATATCACTAGCGAAGATACTATCAAGGGTGTCGTCACTATCAACAAGGACGCAACTAGCAAACTGTCGCACAGGTGTTCGGACACCGGCCATGACTGGCGTTGGGATATTGACTTTAAAAAGTGAGGTCGCATCGTAGTATCTCCTTACATAGTGCATACGTGTCTCTGCAGGATAGTTTGCA